TTTATTGCTAGAATTAAATCTTGCTAAACAAACATGGAGATCATATGGTGTCGACATGCAAATACAAGCACCTGGTTTAAAATCGGCGTTAACTTGGGGCACAAGCACAAATGATAAGTCAAAAACAGATTAAGGAGCTGTATGGCAAAAACATTGGTGATACTAATATTACTGTTCGATGGAACATTAATACAAGAACGACTAGACTTCACTCGACCGATGGAAGTGCACGAGTGTCTGATGTTTGCAGACGATCACAGAGAGACAATAGCAAAATATATTGATACAAAAGGCTGGGTATTAAATGATGGTAGAGGTACTGTTCAAGGTTTTATTTGTGAGTAGCATTGCCTACGGACCAATAATCTTATTATTATTGATGTGGAATAATGAAACACCTACCCCGCTAACTAATAAAGGGAAAGAAACGAAGTAGGTAAATGGTGAGAAGATATCTCGCCATAACATAATTTTGCCACAATGTCAAATAGTGTTAAGTGGTGTGCAAACAAACCTAACATAAATGCCGTGTTTGTTAACCTCTGTTCTGCCAATCTCTTGCATTTTATTTATAGATTCTTCATAACCAAACATCATACAATCATAAGTGCTATTAAATTGTTCCGGCCATTGGTGAGGCGGCATACATGTATTTGCAACTTGTGAACAAATAATTAAACTTAATAAAAATTTCATTGACAATCCTATAATATCACCTATATTAGGCTCTTAAATTATGAAAGGAAACAAATGACTGACATGAGTAAATACAAAAATGTTTCACTAACAAAAGAAACATATGCTATTTTAGATAAGTTGTCGAAGATATTATTGCCCGACGCTAAATTGTCTATATCTAAAACAATAGAAGCAATAGCAAACGAGAAAGCAAAAAAGTTAAATGGCAAAATTAAAGGCAAGTAGGGTGAAGAAAATTATTTGTCCTACATGTAAAGGTAATGGTTTTGTCAAAGTCGCGTCTTTTGATCACGAGGAAATGGTGCATCAATGTTGGGACTGTGACTCGGAAGGAGAATTTTATGAAACAATTGAAGACAATAATCTTATTGATGACGGTCCTGGTACTAACAAACTGCACTAGAATAGAGTTTGATAGTTTTGATCCAACTACATCAACATTAAAATGGATGATACAAAATGAAAAAAAGTGATGCAGCATATTTAGCTGGTTTGTTTGACGGTGAAGGTTGTATAACTTACAAACAAAAAATGAAACAAAGAAGACCGGTTGAAAAATCTTATCCTACATGGGATATTAGAATGGAAATTAACATGACCCATCAATCAGTTATAAGATTAGTGCATGAAATGACAGGTGTTGGTTCTGTTGGTAAAAAACCTCCAGGAAAAGGTCAACTTGGTAAAAAGATGCAATGGAGATGGAGATGTGGGTTTAGAGATGCGTATTACGTATGCTGTAATATAGCACCACATTCACATGTTAAATTGGATAAAGTACAAAAAATTATTGATCATTATGCTGACAAAAAAGTTGTAAATGGTAAAGTGGTTAGTATAAAAGAATATAGAAAGGTGATGAACTTAGAATGACAGAAAAAATAGGAATACAAATATTTAATTGGGGACCATGTGTTATCAGAATGAAGATATCAGATGATTTTAAAAATTTATTATTATCTGAAGCGAAGAATAATAAAATAGATTACACTAATAGATTAGCAGGAATCTTGGACAAAGAAACAGGATATGGTGAAGAATCTAAAAAGAAAATAGTACCGCATTTAAGTGATTGTTTAGGTTTGTATGACCAAGCGTTTGAAAAATTTATTAACAAACCATATGAAAAGAAACCACATTATATCTTGTCTGCGCTTTGGATAAACTATCAAAAGCCAAATGACTATAACCCACCGCACGATCATGATGGTAAACTGTCTTTTGTTACATACTTACAGATACCGAAAGAACTTAAAAAAGAAAATAATAAATATACTGGTAAAAGTTGTGGACCAGGTGGCATACAGTTTTTATATGGTAATGGACCACGAGATTGTATTACATACATGTCATTCATGCCGGAAGAAAATGATATGTTTATCTTTCCTGCGTGGTTAAAACATTACGTTGCACCCTACAAATCAAATGTAACTAGAATATCTGTTAGCGGTAACGTGCACGATTCTGCACCGTTAAATAATATTTCAACATTTGCACCAGCTTATTTAGGTCATAAAGATAAAAAAAATGACTAAAAATGATATTAGAAAAAATTAGATCAACCGTAGAATCATTTAATTTAAATATTTCTGAAGAAGAATTATTAAATTATTTAAAAAATACTAAACGATGGCCACAAAAATATCCTTGGGGACAACCCTCTGTTGAAATAATAAATAATATTGGAACTACAAGTATTAATTTTTATAAAGCACTTGCGTATTCAAACGAGTGTTATTTAGATTTTGATAAGTGGTGTAAATACTATGACCTTGGATACACAAGTATTATATCTAATGTGCTTGATTTAAATGATAGTTTACGAGAACTAAGTTCTAAGTTATCTGATATAACTGGAATATTATTAAATGGTAATTTTTATTTTTCTAAACCAGGACAAATAGCCAGCTTTGATGGACACACACATAATTATAATGTTATTGTAAAACAAATTTATGGTGAATCTAAGTGGGTGATTGGAAATAAAAATATAAATTTAAAACCACAGAAAGCTTTGATAGTGCCTAAAATGAATACACATAAGGTAATTACAAAAATAAATAAAAAACTATCACTAACTATTAATATAGACTGAGGAGTTGATTATGAGTAAAAAAGAAAAAGGTCGAAAATGGGATGGAAAATCAAGAGTTTCCAACGATAAGTATCGTAAAAACTTTGATAAAATATTTAAAAAAGTGACGGACGATAATGCTGAAAATTTTGTACACAATCAAGATAAAGAGAACGAAGAATACTTAAGGGAATTAAAAAAGAAGTTATGACGTTTGGTTTTGGTTTAGGTATGTTTTTTTACAATGCATTTTGTGTATTAATAATTATGTTAGCGATATACTATATAATAAATAAACTATAAGGAGAGATATGAAAGATATAAGTTTACCATATGTGGCGGGATTTTTTGATGGAGAGGGTTGTATAACTTTCTCACATATTAAAAAATATAACCCCATTATGAAGAAGAGGTACCCATGTACTACGATTAGAATGGAGGTATCAAACACGGATAAATCTATTATAAGAAGGATTTATAGGTTTTTTAAGATAGGTCATGTGATCGATATTAAACCTAGAAAGAAGGGATATAAACCACAGCTTCGTTGGCAGTTAACCCATCGACAAGCACAAAAGGTCATTAATAAAATATTACCTTATATGTATGAAAAAAATAAAATAAGACAGGCTAAAAAAGTATTGAAGTATTATGAAAAACGCGATGCGAAAAAATAATAAGTATACCTATATTACTGGCACACGTATCGAGGACCATGGAACAAGGCTCTATGATGTGAATGGGACTAGACTTCCTAGTGTCACTACTATATTAGGACGGACCAAGGATCAACAATTTATCAAAGACTGGAAGGCCAAAGTTGGAGAACAAGAAGCAGAACGAATCAAAAATTTATCTAGTAACCGGGGGACAGCCATGCATAAATTCCTGGAATCTCATGTACAAGGAATTGGCTACGATGATCTTACAGGGCTCGGACAAGAGGCGAAAGCCATGGCCCAAAAAGTTATTGATGTGGGTCTTACGCCAGTGGAAGAGTATTATGGTAGTGAGGTTACGTTATACTATCCTGGGCTTTACGCTGGGTCTACTGACTTGGTATGCAATCACAATGGCAAAGATACTGTTGTAGATTTTAAACAATCAAACAGACCAAAAAGACAAGAGTGGATCGGAGATTATTATTTGCAGATAGCAGCATATGCTATGGCACATGACTACGTTCATGGATCACAGATAGAACAAGGTATAATAATGGTATGTACTCCTGACTTATATTACCAAGAGTTTGTAATAAATGGGGCAGAATTAAGGCAAGCAAAACATAAGTTTTTAAAAAGATTGGACATGTATCATGACTTAAAATTTGATGAGAAAGAAAAAGCAAACGTAAAAATAACAGAGGAGGACTTTAATGCAAGATAGACTATATCAAGTGATGGCGGCTAAGTATCAATCTGAGATTGACGATGCTAAATTTAAAATTAGCACGTTAGTTGACAGGCCTATACTTATACCGGAGCATATCGATATCACTGGTGAGGTTGACAAATTGTTACAAAAAATTTCATCTGCTGAAGATAGAATGGCAGCAATGCGTCGACATTATGGCAAAAAAGAGGCAGAATGATTTGTATAAGGGATCTAAAAAGTTTAAAAAGTTTTTTAGTAAAAAAATTTCTAAAAAAAAGTGTACTTTTGTACTTTTGGTCTAGAAGTGTTGATTTTATTAACTTTAGGGTGGACACTTTTAGGGACA